CTTCCTTCTCGGAGGAGATCTATTTAAGAAATATTATACAATGATGTCCGAAGCGTTCCCTCACGGGGACGAACAGGCCCCTAATAGTGATTCAACTATTAGGCGAATTCATCTTCTTGAAGATAAAGAGGGTAAGACTAGAATCATTGCAATCCTGGATTGGTGGAGTCAGACCGTGCTACGAAAGTATCACGATATCCTTATAAGGATTCTGGAGAAAACTCCAGGAGACTTCACCTACCAAGGTGATTTTCTTAAACACCTTGAATCCGGTGATGGACCTTACTTCTCTTTTGACCTTAGTAGTGCAACAGATAGATTCCCTGTAGAAGTACAGAGAATGGTTATAGAAAACCTTTTCGGTTTTAGGAAGTCTGAGGCGTGAGTTAGAGCTATGACCAAATGACCCTTTAAAAGGCCAGATGGAGGACCGATTCTGTGAAGAACCGGCCAACCCATAGGAGCTTATAGCTCGTGGGCTGCATTTGCGCTAACTCATCACATAGTCCTTATAACTGCATGTAAAGACGAGCCAAACGCTCGTTATGCGGTACTGGGAGATGACGTGGTCATCAGGGGCCACAATGCTGCAATGAACTACAAGCGCATTATTGAAGCGCTAGGAGTTCCTCTCTCCGAAACAAAGACTCATGTATCGAGAGATACGTTCGAGTTTGCTAAGAGATGATTCAGAAACGGGGTAGAATTCTCTCCCTTTCCTCTGAATAGCCTGAATGAATCTATGACGAGATTTGTTGATCTCGCCCAGACCTTTAGGACTGCAGAACTTCACGGTTGGCCTTGTGTGTTCACAACACCTGGGCTAATTGCTGACTATCTCCGTAAGGTGATAGGCATGAAACCTGACCACTCCCAATATGTAGGGAGGAAAACGGTCAAGTTCATGAAGTACCTGGATCTGACACAGTGTACTCTGTGGGACATTTGTACCCACAAGAGTACTGTGCTTGAGAGTTTTCTAGACTCTCGAGCCTGTGAACGATTTAGTAATCTATCTCTAATTGAAAAAGTACACTCCGTAAGGGATGTATACCTTCGCATTAGCGAGGCGATTAGTAAGAGGGTACTTGATCAGCTCGAAGAATCGATACATCGATTCTTTCGTGAGGGAAAAGCCCTGGTTTCCACCTCAAAGACCGAACTTGCACCTCCTGTAGGACTATCTTGTGGAGCAGTAGCCAAACGGCTACGTACCCTACTCTCAGACTTTTATTCAAAGTCGAGACTGCCTGAAATAGCAGATTGTAGTCTTTCTCCAGGAGAGGAGGCAATCGCTCTAGGTAAACTCCTACGAGCGGTCCCCCTAAGTAATGTGCCCGTCGGTAACGACGGACGTGTTCGAACGTCTGTCCTGATGCTTAGAGTCAAGGCTGAAATCATGGTTCTTATGGAAGCCACGTTTGCAGAGTGAGGTGCTGATAAGCTACCCCAATCCAATCT